GCCAGTTGGTAACGCTGCAGCCGATGAACTCAAAGCGACACTTCGTCGTTATGGTCTTGAAGGACTGTTCGACAATTTGAATCAGGCTGTTATGGGTGACCCTACATTGGTGCGTAACGCTGACGCATTGTTCGGTTCTATCCGTGAAACACCAATCTATAAAGAACGGTTCAAAGGCAACGCTGACCGTGTATCTAAAGGTTTGCCTGAACTCACTGAAGCTGAGTACATCAATCAGGAAATGTCATACAAAACAAACCTGAAGAACCTTGGCATGCCAAAAGGCTTCTACGACACCAAAGAAGCTTTCGCCAACTTTATCGCCAACGACATCTCCCCAGTCGAACTAGCCCAAAGAATACAACAAGGGTATAACGCAGTAACCCAAGCCAGCCCAGAAGTCGTCAACCAACTCAAACGAATGGTCCCCGACCTCACCGACGGTGACATCGCCGCCTACTTCCTAGACCCAACAAAATCAGGTCAAGAAATAGAACGCAAAGCACGCGCCGCACAAATCTCTGCAGCAGGCGTAACCCAAGGCGGCATGCAAATCACAACCGCACAAGCCGAACGTTTAGCACAACAAGGCATCACCGCCGAACAAGCCCAACAAGGCTTCACCCAACTCGGACAACAACAACAACTATTCAACATCACCCGCCCAGGCGAACAAGCCCTTACCCAAGAAGAAATCATCGCTGGAACATTCAGCAACCAACAAGCCGCCGCACAACGAATCGCCCAACGCCGCCGAGGAAGAACAGCAGCATTTGAACAAGGCGGAGGATTCTCAGGACAAGGAAGCCAACAAGTAGGTCGCACCACCGTAGGAATGTAGTGTGCTATAGTTCGTAATACCTTCACGGATAACCCCCGAACCGTGCGGAGCAATATGGGGTGACAAATCAACAGCAGCCATCACTACCCTCCAGAGTGATGTGGGCAAAAGGAGCGTGCCATATGTCAGATATTGACAACTACTACAGCGAAGACCAGATGGATGACACCCGAAACCCTGTTAGGGCAAGGATGCGTCAACTGGAAAAGGAAAACGCAGAAGCCAAAAAACTTCTTGCGGAAGCCGACATCGCCAAACGAGAACTAGCGTTCGTGAAAGCAGGCATCGACCTGACTGCACCAGCGTCAAAGTATTTCGTTAAAGGCTATGACGGTGAACTTTCACCAGAATCCATTAGACAAGCTGCAGTGGAAGCACAATTGATTAGTCCCCCAGAACCAAGTCCATTGATGGAAGAAGCACAAGCTTGGAACCGAACAGCAAAAATTGCTGCAGGAACCCAAACCGCTCAACCACCAATCGACTGGAACCGCAGACTACAAGAAGCGCGGAGCCCACAAGAAGTAGACGCAATTTTGGCAGAGGCACGAATAGCATTACAAAATTCGTAAACCTCTAAACCAAAGGAAAAATTAAAATGGCAGGCGAAACAACAACCTCGTCACTGTCCGTAGACCAGGTAGCGTTTGACCGTTTGGCGTATTTCGCCCTTCGTTCAGAACTCCTCTTCGACCAGGCAGCAGACGTACAACCAGTACAGCAGGCAATGCCAGGTACGGGCGTAACATTCACCATCTTCAGCGACATTGCAGCAGCAACGTCAACGTTGAACGAAGTTACCGACGTAACCCCAACAGCATTGTCCGACAGCCAAGTAACCGTAACTCTTAACGAATACGGTAACGCAGTAGTAACCACCGCCAAGTTGCGTGGAACAGCGTTCTTGGATGTTGACTCAGCAGCAGCAAACATCATCGGATACAACGCAGGCGATTCAATCGACCAGGTTGTCCGTGAAGTTCTTGCTGGCGGAACCAACGTTGTTTACGCAACGGGTGGCTCAACCACACCAACCAGCCGTGAATCGGTATCAGCAGATGACATCTTGTCCGCTGACGATGTTCGCAAGGTAACTGCACAACTCCGTGCAGCAAACGTTGCAACGTTCGACGGTTCATACATCGGCTTCATCCACCCAGACGTTTCGTACGACTTCCGTTCGGCAACTGACGCAGCAGCATGGCGCACCCCTGCTAACTACGTCAACCCAGAGGGAATCTACAACGGCGAAATCGGCTTGTTCGAATCCGTACGTTTCATCGAAACCCCACGCGCAAAGGTATTCACCAACGCATCGAACGGAACCAGCACAACTGGTTCAATCGACGCGTATTGCACGCACATCATGGGTCGTCAGGCTCTTGCAAAGGCGTACAGCGTACAGGACGGAAACGGTGCAGTACCGAAGATTGTCCGTGGCAACGTAACCGACCTCCTCATGCGCTTGCAGCCATTGGGTTGGTACTGGTTGGGTGGCTATGGTCGCTTCCGCGAAGCATCACTCCGCCGTATCGAGTCAGCATCAAGCATTGGTGCTAACTAATAACTAACCAAGCAGCCGACTACATGGCTGAAGGTTGAACAAAAGCCCCTCGTTTCCCCTCAGACGGGAGATGGGGGGCTTTCGTTTTGCTATAGTCTTATAACACGAAAGGTTTACAATGTCGATTTCTAACTATGCAGAACTAGCGTTACTTGACACGCTTCGCAATACCTCATTCGCTGTCGCTGCCACATACGTGAAGTTGCACACTGGCGACGCTGGCGAAGCAGGAACAACAAACGCCGCAAGCGAAACCACCCGCAAAGCAATCTCGTTCTCAGCAGCATCATCTGGTTCGATGGCATCATCTGCAACTGTTGAATGGACAAACGTCGCTGCAACAGAAACCTACAGCCATTGGTCGTTGTGGGACAACGTGAGCGCTGGCAACTGTTTGTGGACTGGCGCACTATCTACATCAGCAGCCGTGACCGCTGGCGACACTTTCCAAATCACCTCACTCACGCTGTCGCTCGACTAGCCGTCAGGGGATAACCCCTCATGGCACAAACAGCAGTAACAGGTTTTAGCGAACCGTTTGTAGACACCCGTCCGTTTTATCGGCAAAACTATTTTCGGGTAGTAGGGCGCACCGCTACAGGACCTGGCAACGGCACAGCAGAAAGCGCATCAGGTGCAACGGTTTCAAGACTTGACCGTCTCGTTGACTATCACACAGGCTTTTACCAGAACGGTGTCCGCCATAATACACTTTTGCAACCATGTCAAGGCTTGATGGTTGGTCGTCGGTATAGGTCCCGTTGGTAAGCAAGAAGATGTTCCGTCCACGTGGTGATGCTTCTATCCTGCCTCCAAGACGGTTCGCGAGACGTTGGTCTTTCGATAGGCGCAACCCGCCCATGTAGTCTCCTACGATTACTGGTACTACGAAGTTGTCGGTTGGTGGTCTGAAGATTGCCATTAGGTGATACTACTTCCATAACCTGCTGCTGTTAGTTCTGTAATTTCTGGGTCTGTTAAAAAGATGTCGTGCCCACCGTAGTAGATGCGGGTGATGAGTTCTGGTCGGCGTGGGTCGGTCGTTGTGTAACTACCGTCAGTGAGTCTGTATAGGTTTTTGGCGCGAACACCTTGTGGTGTGAAAGCGAACAGTCTGTCTGCTGATTCTTCTGACAGTCTTTCCGCGAACGGGTACCCTTCGGTTATTGGGACTCGGAAGATGTGCGACTTGTCCCAGTTGGCTGTGGCTGTTCCATCACCTGCACCTGTCGCTGTAGTTCTGCGTGTGCGGGCACCAACCAAAGTCCCTGACCCTGTTCCAGAACCCGTCGCCGTGCGGATTGCCGTGAGTATTCGCGCCGATGTAGACGTGCCTTCACCTTCGCCGCTGCTAGTTCTGAGTACAACACGGTTGACAAGGATAGTCGATGTGCCTGTGCCTGAGCCAGTTGCGGTTCTTACAGGGTTGATATTCCAGTCAGCGGTTCCTGTTCCTGTTCCTGTGTCGCTCGCTGTTCTAACTGCTGCACGAACAACTGTTATTGCTGATGTTCCTGTTCCTGAGCCTGTGGCGGTTCGCAGGTAGAAGTGGATGACCAGACCTGTTGAGTCCATTGTTCCGATGCCAGAGCCTGTGGCGGTTCGGAATACTATTTTGATTGCTGTAGCGGTTTCGGTTCCCGTGCCCGAGCCTGTTGCTTGGCGTTGCTTTAGAACAGACGCAAATGATGATGCGGTTCCCGTGCCTGATGCTGTAGCAGTAACGGTAACAATCGCACGAACACCAAGGTAGAAGCGTCCACCGTTCTGGTAAAAGCCTGTGTGATAGTCAACGAGACGGTCAAGTCTTGAAACCGTTGCACCTGATGCGCTTTCTGCTGTGCCGTTGCCAGT